GCCGAATATCAAGGACGTAAAGTTCAGTTAGGTAAGATAATGCAGGGGGACATTAAAAAGTTCAAAGTATACGTTAAGAACGACAAAGGTAAAGTAGTTAAAGTTAACTTTGGTTTTGGTGGTAAGTCTGCAAAAGGTAAACGAATGGTTATTAAAAAGAATAACCCTAAAAGACGTAAATCATTTAGGGCCAGACATAACTGTAGTAATCCTGGTCCACGTTGGAAACCTAGATATTGGGCTTGTAGAACTTGGTAATTAATAGTAAATCACGTCAACATCACACTCCCTTAACAACTCAAGACTTTTCTTTTGAGATTCGTCCCATTTATCTTTATTTTTAGTTGTACATACCTGTTTACAATAAACAGTTTTAATTCCACTATTTACTATACCTCTAGCACAATCCATACACGGTAATCCCGATGTAAGATATATTATGGAGTTTTTTAACGATACTCCAATACGAGCGGCGTTATATATTGCATTACGTTCTGCGTGTTCCATCCAAAAGTACTTTTCAGGTCTTTCCTGACGTTCTTGTTTAGAATCGTCCAATCCCCTCGGAAATGAATTATAACCCGTAGAAAGGACCTCTTTGTCCTCCCCAACGATAACTGCACCTATCTGTGTTGATTGGTCTTTAGATTTCTGTTTAACCTGTTCAGCAATGTTTAAAAAATATTCAGTCCACTCCATATTAAATTAGTTTTTGTTTTGCCCAATAATATAACAAACCAGTTGCATATCTATGTAAATTTTTAGCCTCTTTCTTTAATATTAGGTTCCCAATTTGTACTAAATGTGATTTATTTGTCAAATCTATCCCAATAATATATCCTCCATCAGATTTATCGTAAGTTGTCTCTTTCATTGGTGGAAAATACTTTCCCTCATCGTCGAGTTTCAACGTTCTAATCATTTCAGTCTTATTCATCTTACATTCTATACTTCTAGAATATATTAACTTCTCTAAGACATCTAACCTTAATTTACTGTAATCTACCTCTGACATACCACAAATATAAGAAATTTTTTGGAATATACCAATAATAAAAAACCCCCACATTTCTGAGGGGGTTTTTAGTATGATGAATCCTAAGATTATCTTAATGTATCCAAACTGAATGTAACGATACCTTGTACATCAATTACACCAAAGTAACGGTTGTTTACCATTTTCTTTGCGTAACGTGTCATAATACCCTTAATTGGAGTCATATTGAACGGATTGTACATAGTAGGAGTTAATTGTAACGGCACGTATGGTGCGTATACATAACCAGCGTCTAACAATGACTTACCTTTGTGTCCAATCAAGATTTTTCCTGCTGGGAAGTAAGGGTCACGGTATACTTGGTAACGACCTGCTAATGTACCAACTTTCTCAATACCCATATTGTACTGATCTTGCTCTGGATGAGCGTTAGATACGTGGAAGTACTCTAAATCATCAAATACTGCAGAAACTTCTGAAGAAACAACGATCCAGTTAGCACCACCTCTTAAAGTAGTTTTGTGGATTTGAGCTGAAACTTGGTTGATCTTAGTGATCAATGTTTGGTTCCAATCTTTTTGAGTGTAACCTTGTAAAGTTGCACCACCAGTTCCACCGTATTTCCACTCATTGTAATCCCATTTAGCTTTCCAAGCCGCACCTTTACGTAAATCACGTAAGATTTCACGGTCAACTTCAGCTGCGATTTGCTCAGATAACAATGCAGTTAACTCAGCTTCAGCATCGATGTTGTGGAATGCACTAACGTCTTGTGCCAATTCTGGAGACCAGCTAGCTCTTAATTTTCTTTCAGTTACAGAAACTGTCACAGAAGAAAGGTCAAAAGATACTTCACCAATTTGATCTTCAAATTCTAAAGATGCATATCTACGGTAAGTAGCTACGAAATCAGCACCATCTAAATCTGTTGTACCTGTTGGAGTGAATTTTGAGAAACCTGAAGTTGCTGAATATGTTTCTAAATCTACACTTAAGTAGATAATACCATTTTCATCACAGATATCTTGATATCCAGCACCGTTAGCTGCATCAAATCTTTTTGTACCGTATTCAACAATACCTTTACCATATTTTTGTGTTACCACATTGAAAGGTAATGAAGCACCAGCTCTAACTTTAGCAGATGAAATCTGTAAAGAAGCTAAGAACTCTTCTGTATCCATTTCGTTACCGTCTGGACCAGCTAATTTACCTTGACCTGGTTTAGAGAAACCAGTTAATTTAACAATCACACTAGATGATGCAGTTGAACCTGAAGTTAAAGTTACTGGAGAACTTTCAACACCAGTTGCAAAAGTAACGATAGAAGTACCAGTTAAAGATACGTCAGTAACTTCTCCTTTAGAGTAGTCAAACAATCCTTGATCTGCGTCATCTCCACCTTCGTAGAATCTGTCGTATAAGTTATTTCCTGTGTAACCAGTTGAAGCACTTCCACCAGCTCCTGGCATACCATATGGAGAATAGTGAGCTCCTGAATTTCTTTCCTGAATTTTAGGAACGAAGAAGAATAATTTACCAATTGGTAAGTTCATAGCTTGTACAGACACGATGTCGTTAGCTAATAATTTAGAGAATACACGACGAATGATAGGGAAAACTACAGTCTCGAAAGAACCAGACGCATCAGCTACTGCTGCTTCGTTGATTAAGTGTGACGCTTGGTTTTCATACAATTGTGCGATGTTATCTTTTTGGTGACCTTCTAGACCTTCTAAGAATCCTAGTTCGTCCCATTTTTTGATGGTATCTTCTTTGATAACTCTAAGGTGTTTTAACCCGATGTTACCAACCATACCGCTTTCTAATAATGCTCCCATTTTAAAATATTTGGTTTTTGTTTTTTATTTATTATTTTATTTTACTCATTAAATCTTTCATTCTTCTGAATTGTGGATTCTCGTAAGCTTTCGCCTCAGATAATACCTCTTGAGAAGATGAAGATGATGGAGTGTTAGAGATTTTCTCAACTACTGATTCAGTTACTGTCATTTTAGTACCTAATTCAGATTTTATTGTGCTGAACAAGTTTTTAGCCTCGTTCATAGTTGAAATTGAATCAAATCTCTTTAATATGTTCAATTTCTCCTGTTTTGTAGTAGAATGTTCTGTGAACAAACGAGTAGCGTAAGCTAAGTTTGCGTTGAACACTGCAACTTCATTTAATTTCTCCTTGAAAAGAATTAAAGCTTTCTTATACTCAGAATTTTGTTTCTTAAGTGTTTCAACTTCTTCATTCATTTCGTGGCGACCAGCTTTGTATTTTTTACCTTGGTTTGCCGGAGTTCTAACGTCGTTACCGTATGTTCTTGCCGCTTCGGTAGCTTCAACTTCTTTACCATCTTCTTCAGATTCTTCTTCAGAAACCTCAGCTTCTTCTTCTTCCTCTTCGTCTAACTCAATTTCGTAGATAGTTTCTTCACCTAATTCTGGAGCTTCTTCAGAGTCATCTCCGAATTCGTCAGCAACAGGTGCTTCACTTTCTTCACTATCAAGTTTAATGATATACTCGTCATCACCCAAGTCAAGATTAAGGTCATTACCGTCTTTCTTAACAACAATACCATCTTCTGGTTTCATTGCTTTGAAAACTTTTAAAACTTCATCATCTGAAGCTCCGGTCATATCCATTACATCTTCATCATCTGTGTCTACGTCATCAAAAGATGGTTCATCGATTTCCTCTTCTTCATCGTCAGACATTTCGTCTTCAGAATCCATAGATTCGATGTCTTTACTTGGATCATCATTATCAAGGTCATCAACATTTTCAGAATCGTCTTCACCTTCTTCATCGTCGGCTACTGGTTGTTCTGACATATCATTTGTTCCCTCTTCATTAGGTTCAGCAGAATCATCTCCCATTGCAGGAGTTTCTTCTTGTTCCTCTTCTTCCGATTCTTTAAGCAAATCATTTAGTTCTTGTTTCATTGTTGAAGCAAGTATACCCTTTGCATTTTGCTTTACTGCTTCTTCAAGTGTTTGTACTTGAAGTAACGCTTGTTCTAAAATGGATTTTTCGGTCATTTTTTTTGTTTTATTACTTTATAAATATTACGGTTTTATGGAAAATTCTCTTTTCTAATATTAGAAACCCTAAAAAATTGATTATTTAGATAAAAATTTATCTAAACCCCCCATTAATTTTTTCATTCTGTCATCAAGTATCGGATTTTCCTTTACCGATTCTTGATACTGTTCTCTGTCTTCTAGGTCTGCAAATACATATGCCCCAGGAGTAGATGGTGACGATACTAAATCAAAACAAACTAGTTCAAAGTCTTCCTGAACAATGTTTTGACCTTTTACGTTCTTTAATGAACCAACTCCACGAGATGAGATACCAAGAGTTGCTCCGTTCATAATTAACATTGCCGCTTGGTCTCCCTTAGTAGATACAATACCCATCTTTCTCCAACCTGGAGAAGTGAATAATTTTATTTTACCCATTAACATTTTTCCTTCCCACCAAGTCTCAAGAATAGAATGTGAAACTCTATCCAAATCGATAAGTGAAGATGAAGGGTGGTTTAATTCGTTAAGGGCTCCACCTTTTTTAATAAGTTGTTGGTATTTTTGGTCTTCTCTCTTAAGAATGACTTCGGGGTAGATTCTCCCGTTTTTGTTCGGTGTGTCGTATTTTTGCAAAACGGCATAAAGGATAAGGTCTTGTGAAAAGTCCATATCCTTCATCTCCGATATAATTTTTTTGTTGTCTTCGGGGGAAACGTGTCCAGCGTCGTACTCGATTAATATTCCTTTCCCCGTCTCATTAGGACCTAATATCTTCATTTATAGTTTCTATTAATACTATAAATACAACGATATATAAGTTATTTCTTGTTTTTGTAGAAGTTAAAGAGATTTTTATTAGATAATCTATCGTCGATGATGGATTTTATAATGTCTTTAACTGATAATTTAATGTTTTTAGACTTAACATCGAAGAAATTATCAACATATAATGTAACCTCAAGGTTCATAAATGACCTTTTATTTAATTTTATACCCTTTGTTCTAATATCTAAATCTACAATACATTGAGGTTTGAAATTTTCATTTTTTAAATTGTATATTATTTCTTTTATTCCCCTTCTAGTTTTATTGATTAAATGATCAAAATCATCCGTATCATTATTTGGTTCTACCCAAGCATTTAATTTTAGGTAAATTGTTTTTAAGTTTTTGAAGTCTACGGTTCCGTATCCTATTTTCACTTCGTTGTATTCTCCAAGGGAGATATACTTTCCTGTTTTCATTTATATTTTCATATTATTTTTATTTTATGGTGTTAAAAAAATATAAACTAAAATATTTGAAATACCAAAAAACATTTAGTATATTTGGGATATAATTATAGATATGTTATATATTAAAGTAGACAGTAATAAGGGAATCGAGGGAGCTCTAAAGCTGTATAAAAACAAGGTACGTAATACCAAACAAATTCAAGAGTTAAGAGAAAGACAAGAATTTGTTAAACCCTCCGTTGTGAAAAGAACACAACGTTTAAAGGCGACGTATATTCAACAAATTAAAAATGGTCTTGATTAAACAAGACCATTTTTTAGTTGAGTAAGTCGATAATAATTGTATTTGGATAAATCCATATCTTGAACCTCATCCTTTACTTTACTTAATTTAGTGGTTAAGTCGTTGTCGTTAGATTCACTTAAAAGTGAACCAACTCTATTAAGAATAGATTCTTTTAATTCTGTAGTTTTCAAAACTAAATCTTCATTTGAGATTGAAAGAATAGTTTTTAATTCTGTTTGTTGTTCTTCATTTAAATTATTACTGTATAATACATTAAAGTTATTTGCTAAAACAGCGTGTAAAAGATTCTCATTTGAGGTATATGTTTCTAATCCTGATTCTTTAATTTCTTTCTTTTTTGTTAAATGTTCTACTAATTTTTTCTTAGCAACTACTTTTTTGTCAATATTTTTTAAACTATCTTCTTCTAGTAATTGGTCAATTGAATCGTATAACTCATTCTCATCAATTTGAGTATTGTAAACAGACATATTAATTACTTCACAGAAATCCTTAACTTTAGTTGCCTTTTGTTTTAATATGTTTCCAATTTCTTCAACATATAACCTTGCAGTTTCTTTATCGTCAAAGTATTTGTTTTCGATTTCTTCGTAAAACATATACATTTCTTTAAAGTCCTTATTCTTCTTAACTACTTTAATTAAGTTCTTAGTGTTATTCTTAAGTTCTCCTTGCTCGTAAGCTTCGGTTATCGTTTTCAATAACTTGGATTTAATCTTCCCGAAATTGTTCATTTTTAATCGTTTAAAATGTCTTTTATTTTTGTTTCTATTTCATAAATATTACGTTTCGCCTTATCCATATCAAATAAGTCATTAATTGATAAACTTTCGTCACCTAACATCCCTAATATTTTTGATTTCTTAGATTTAGATTCACTAAGTGGTGCCTCTCCTCCTGCATCAGCTGGTGGTGGTGATCCTCCACCCATATCCATTCCACCTCCCGCAGGTGCTTCACCAGTTGCCCCCGCAGCTTCCGCCGCTTTTCTCTCCTCTTCTGGAATCCCATACTTAGCATCCACATCATCAAATACTCCTGAACGTTTAATAACATTTTGAGTATTTGTTAATTCAAATCCCATTGCTCTTTCTAAACGTTGTTGTTGTAAATCAAGAATAACTTCAGAATCACTAAATCCAAGTATATTCTTTTTAGCCCAAGTATGTGAAACAGGTAATATACCAACTTGTGATTGGTCTGAGGTTGCATCTTTATAAAGAGTAACCTTTTCTTTCCATTGTTCTATACGTAATAAATCAGATTGTGCTGATGGGTTTGTTAATGATAATGTAAAATTATTTAATTCATCTTCTAAACCCATAAGGTATAAATGAACTAAAGCGATTTTATTTAATTCTTGAATTAATGATTTTTGTATTCTATTAATTGTTCTAGCGAAACGAATATCCATTAATGCTAAAGTTTTACCTTCACCAACAACTTCTTCAAATCCTAAGAACGCTTTTGGAATACGTAACGCGGCTAATAATTTCTTTTGGATATATTCAATATCAGCAATCTCACCTAAGTTTTGTGCCCCTGGTAAAGTTTCGATTGGGTTTGTTTGTGACGGATCACGTACAGGGATAAAATAATCTTGGTCAACAGCCATCTGATTATATCTCATATCCACATTACCATTACGTGGATCAGCAATAGCATCTCTTTTGAATTTACTTGCCACACGTTGTACATATGGTTCAATGTCCTTATCGTCCATATTACCAACGAATACTTTGAACACACGTCTTTCAGGTGCTCTTGATGTTCTGTAAATTAACATTGCGTCTTCAGCAAGTAAAAGTTGTTTCCAAATTCTTCTAATCTTGTCTAACATAGAAGTACCATAAGGTAGTTTTCTGTCATCACCCAATAATCTAAAGTGAGCAATCTCCCAAGCTTGGAATTCCATTTCTTTGTTCTTCCAAGTAAAACGTAGTTCTCTTGTTGGAGATTTAGCGTCAGACATTTGTCCAGGGTTCTTAGATGACGAACCCTCAATTCTTTCTATTTCAATGTTTGGTAATTGTTGTACACCAATGATACCCTTTTCAGGGTCAATTTTTAAATAGACAAAATCATCACCATATTTACATAAACCTCTAGCCCACATTTGTAAGTTAGTGTTTATATCTAATTTGTTGATAAATAAATCTTCTAATATTGTTTTAACTCTATCTGATTCAGAAAAGATTGTTAATATCTCACCCTTTTCTGAAAGTGTTGTAGACTCTTCTGCGTAGATATCTAAAGCTGCCGAAATTTCAGGAGTAAACTCCATAGATTCATAATCGTAATAGGCCGCTAATCTGTTTGGTTCATAATAAACCGATTGGTTATAAAGAGATTGGTCTAATTTAGCCCATTTATCGGCAACGTATTGACTTTGTTGTGCTTGCAACACCGCCTTTTCGTACTCTTCTCTATTGTCCGTCTTTAGTATTTGGTCTTTAGAGAAATTAAATGAAGGGATTTGGTCTTTTTTTACCTGATTAGGGTAACCAAACATCCTTGTTAATTTCTGAAAGACTGTGTTATTATTCTCTGCCATCGTATATAAATAGTTTTCTTTACAATATAAACCTTTTTATTTAATTAGGAAACGTTATTTACTTTTTCCGAACAACCAAGAGAATTCCCTATACATATCTTTTGGTACGTTATGTGGGTTATCCTTATGAAAAAAACTTGGGTCGGTAGCCATCGCCCCGATTGGGTCTAACGACGTTCCATATGAATAGTGTGATTTATTAACCTCATATGTCCTTTCTGACATAGTCCAAGACTCTAACATTGCTTTGTTTGCGTTTTCTGTTTTTTCAAGTTGATTAAAACAAATGTCCGCCGAATATAACGCCATAGATAAACTCATAATGGCATCATCGTGAGCACCTTTCATATGGTCAGGTCTACCATTCATATAAACAAACGTATTAAGTTCATTTAACAATCTATTAGACCTAACACTAAACCCTTTTCTCAGGGCCTCTTCAAACGCCGCAACAATTTGAGTTCTTTTATTATTAAAATTTAAACCTGGTATTTTATCTAGTGCTTTCTTATTGTACTCCCAAATGTTTTGAGTGTTTATTCCATCAATATAAAGATTCTTGTAATTTAATTCTTGTAATTTTCTTGATGTAGCAACTCCCATACCTCCCGTAATATCGATAACGATAAAGGCATTACCATATAAAATACCCCATTTATATGCCACCGATGCTAAATCGTCTGGAGGTATTTTACCAATATATTCCGCAACCTGTTCCCTATCATCAAAATCTATAATGTTAATAGATGAAAAATCCTCACTATCACCTCTACTAACGTCAACTCCCATAATATATCTGTGACCATTAATTGGTTCTTTCCATTGCCAAAAGGTTCCTTGCATATATTTCTCGATTGGTACCCTAATCATATTCTTAGCAATATTCTCTTGAATATCACCAGGAATAACTCCATCTCCAGAACCTAAAAAGTCACATTCTAACTCTTGAGCAATTTTACGTCTATCGTATTTAAATTTCTTAGACATTGACTCAAACCAAGATGAGAACGGTTTATAACCCTGTTCTTCTAATTCTTGGTAATTAGACATATCGAATTCATTAAGAACAACATCATCATCATTATATTGTTCTCTATTCAACATATAATGACATATGTCACTACATTTAACCCACTTTAAGTCTTTGGTATACCTTGGGTCTTTAAACCACCTTAAATCAGTTATATGGAAGTCATTAATACCTCTTAACGCTTGATCATAAACACCGTAGTAAATTGGGTCATATCCATTTGGGGTTGAGATAAGAATAATCTTACCACCTGTGGACAAGGATGCCATAGATGCTGCCCAAAAATCATCACCAGCTTCGATATAAGCCGCCTCATCAAAAACAAGTACAGTTGGTGTAAAACCACGAAGTGCATCCGCAGATGTTGCGACGGCTTTTACTTCCGAACCGTTATTTAATCTAAATCTACTTTCTGAGTTCTTATCGGGTGAAAAACCAACATTTATCCATTCAGGCCATTGGTCAATAAAGTGTCTAACTTTATTAGCCATCTCAATTGCCGTATCACGTTTGTTTGCAATAATAAGAATTCTTTCAGGATTCTCAGGTTTTGCTAATTGTAATTTTTTTGATAACCAAGCGGCGGTTACCGTAGTTACACCCGCTTGTCTATATTTTTTAGTAATATTTTCGTTGTAATTTTCGTAATCCTGAATCAATTGTATTTGGTCAGGAAATAAATCCATAGGTACGTACTTCTTCTGAGTATTATCATACGTTTGTAGATACGTTCTCAGAGCATAAGGCGTGTCCTTTATAATTTTCGCGTATTCTAATAATTGTTCTGCTCTATTATTCATATATATAAATACAAAAAAAGGTGGTAAAACTTACCACCTTGTATTATCTTCTTTGAAATGGACTGTCATCGTCATCTTCGTCGTCCTCATCATCTGAATCTATATTACCTCTAATCCCTAATGAATTAAGGAAACTGTTTATATCGTCAGGTTCACTTTCATCGGCAACATCTTCTAAATCGTTTCTAAAAATAGAAACCGCGTCTTCGTATGCTTGATCATTAAACATTTTATTAATTCCGTCCATTAATTCATTCATTAATCTTTTACCATTTTCTGTTCCTTGTAGAACTTCTCTCATAAAGACTAAGAATTTTTTAGCGGGTAATTTGAATATCTCAACTAATAGGTAGTTTTGTAATTCTCTTTTATTTTCATCAATAACAATATCTTCAGGGAATTGACTTCTTAATCTATCCCAAATTGCTGGACCCAATCTTAAATCCCACATTTCCTTTTCTAAAGTATCTTCACTAGATTCTACTTCATCGTATGTGTCTTCATCTTCAGGTCTTCCTTGGATTGCAAATAATTCTAAAACTCCTTTTATTAATTCGTGAACTAATACTGGAAAGTTAATTCCACGAGCAACAACTTTAGCAACTCCGTCCTCATCTTCAGGTCTTTCAACTTGTTCTTTTCCTGCTCCAGAATTACCCATTTGTTTAATCGTCTCATCACTCAATTGCCAATAACTAAGGTCATTGATTGACATCATAATACCGTACATATTGATTAAATTAGGGTTACCCGTAATTTCTCCAATCTTTTCAGGGGCTAAATGATACATATAGTGTCCTTTATTAGATGCTCCCTGTATTATACTATTAATTAAACGTCTCTTAGCTTTCTCAACATCTAAACCTTGTAATTCGTTAAATAGGTTAACTTCAACACCTAAATCAATATCGTTAGATATATCTACCTCTTCTGGGTTTTCCTCATTATCTTGATCATTATTAAAATCATCAGTGTTAACTTCACCCATTCCAATTATCTTAGCATCAAATTCAATGGAACCTTCTGGTATACCCATTTCTTTCATAACTAAATCTACCGCTAAACGTTCTAATTCTTCCCTATGATTTAATTCAGCTTGAACAATAGTGTTGTGAGCATTCATTAATAGGTGTTGTAAACTCATAACACCATCCATCCCACGAAGAGTTGGTGCGTTTGGAACATACCTTCTAAGTGTTGCTAATAATTGCTTATATCTTTCAGAACCAAGAACCTCTTGAAAGTTCTTATTTGGTTCTTCTCCTGTTTTAGGTAAAGGTACTTTCTTAAAAGGAGTTTCCCCCTGTTTTAATTTATCCTCAACCCCACTATCAGGTCTATCGTTTGAATCAAAATCCATTGCCATCTCTTCTAAATTTTCTTTTATCAAAGATAGTAATTTTTTCTTAGAAAGTATCATTATTTGGTTTCTTTTAACGCTTTTGGTTTAGGGTTTTTTCCCGGACCAGGTTGATAAGGTGTTTTTGGTTTAGTACCAGGATTTGTTTTTGGTTTTACAGGTGCTGGTTTTGTTGTTGGTTCAGCATCAATAGTTTCAGTACTTGAGATAACATCGTAACTCATAAATTCTGGAATACCATTGTGTCCCTTTTTAACTTTTGAACCGACTTCTTGTTCTCCTAATTTAAATTGAATCATTTCCATAATTTCGTTTTTTGATGTAAAACTATGAAATTTTTTGTTAGTAACTTCAGAAACCCATTCTTTAATGTTGGATTTTTTACATTTACACTCTGATTTCGTACAACCGCAGTCATTGCATTTTTTATCCTCACTAACTTCTTTCTTTTGTCCTTTTAATATTTTAAAATCTTGACCGTCAATTTTACCATTATGGTTCTTATCTAACTTCTTTTGATTACCTTTTAATCCCTCTTTCATTTCCTCTTCGTATGTCTCAATAGATTTGTTTTGTTTTTTCGCGTCGGCAATTTTTTGATTAGCCAATGGATCTTTCTTTGAAATCATAATATCGGCTTCACCTAAGATTCTACTTGCAAATGTTACAAGTTGTTTGTCACTAAAATTAACTAGTGTTTTTTCTGAGAACCCTTCTTTCATTAAGGATTCAACTATTTCGTTTCTTTTCATATTTCTTTGAATTTTATCTCTTCTTTTAATAATTGATAATCTCTTTGTTTTAGTTTTTTAGAAACAGATTCCAAAGATTCCCCGAACTTAAATGTAAGTCTGTCAAACTCAGAATCAAAATCAAATTTTTCCCAAGCCAACGCAACTACACCATCTACAGCATCAATAACTCCGAAATAATCGGAGTCTTGAACTAATTCTAATTTTAAATCGGTATTTTTTAATAGACCGACTAAGTCTACATATTCTATTTCAGGTGATTTAGATCCAGATATTGCGGAAGCTGGTATAACAAACCATTCCTCTATGTCAATTTCAGTTGATGAACTAAAGATAAATTCGTACTGTTTTTGACCTTTATAATCTGAACCAATTTCATTGACATAGATTAGATTCATTTTATTTGAAATATTTGCTTAGTGTTTCACCAACACTTTGATTAATTTCATTTTTGATTTTATCCATATCAATTTCTTGAATATCGTCAGAATCTTCATCAATATCTGCGTAACGTGAAATATCAATTTCACCAGTTTCAACAGGTGTATTAATAAACGCTTCTAAAGCATCCATTGGTTCATCTTCTCCCGTTAATCCCGCCATTGACAATTCTTCATCGATATCTTCATCAGATGTAGGTTCTTCTGCAGGAACTTCTTCATCGTCACCCATTTCAGGTTCTTCTGCAGGAACTTCTTCATCGTCACCAAAATCTTCATCTCTTTCAAATTTCTTAGAAATATCTTCGATATCTTCTTCTTCAAGTTTGTCTAAATCAACTGCAGATATAATCATATTAAGAACGTACTTAATATCATCACTTTCCATTTTTTCTTTTTGATCTCTTAATTCTTGACCAAGTTTACCTGCAAATTTTTGTACTTCAGCCATATAATCAGAAGGTTTTCCTTCCGAACTTGATTCTCCGCCCATATCTTCACCACCCATATCGTCCGAAGGAGATTCAGTATCTGTAGCTTCCATATCGGGAGCCTCCATATCTGTAGATGGTTCAGCAACAGGTGCCTCCATATCAGGAGCTGGCATATCCGCAGATGGTTCATCTACAGGTGCCTCCATATCAGGAGCCGGTATCTCTTCTTGAGGTTTGTTTTGTTTTAAAACGTATTTCGTTGCTTCTTGTAATTCTTCTTGACCCTTAACTAATTCAAGTCTTTTTAACGCTTCGGAATATGAAGAAAATTTGTTTTTATTCTTCATAAACATACCACCGATATAATCAAGTGATGATTCGTTTAATCCTCTTTTCACATAGTATCCATCTTTTTCTTTGACGATACCATATACTCCACCACCATTCTTAGCTTCTGAAACTAATTCTGCTGATTTTGTTTGAGGTTTATTATTTGCGTTATTATAGTAAGTTAACTCAAGGATTCTTTTTAATTTGTCATCCCCGTTTAATTTCTCACTTCCAAGTGGTTTAATTTCTGCCATTTTGATATTAATTAAGATATACTTATTCTTATCCTATAAATACATAGATATATAGAAAAAAATAAGGTTCCCTATTGTGTTATGGACAATTTCTTATCTATTATGTCCGTTTTTAGTTTTAGTAACTTGTTAATGTATCCATTTCTTCTAAGTAATTTAAAGGTTAGGTTCTCATAAGAATACTCACCTCCTGTCTCTAAACCACTTTGTCTGAATTGCTTTAATTTTTTTCTTAACGACTCAATCTTAGGTAAAACTTCATCACTAATCCCTAAATCAACTAATTGATCTATTTTCTTAGCAAAGTCCTCACCTTTTTCCAATATTTTTCTATCGTCAATATTAGGTGTCTCTTTTTTTGGTTCAATTTCCCACTTATCGTGTAAAATAGAATAAACACCCGAAGAAATGTGCGGTTCCTCCACATCCTGAACATAAACTTCCACATCAAAACCTTTAATTTTAATGTCGTGTTTCTCATTCCAAACGTTCTTTTTAGCATCGAAAAACTCTTTAATGATGGTCATTAGAATGGGTGAACCGTTATCTCCATCTATTTCACTCATATCTATTAATACGTGTAAATCGACATCAGAAAATTCCGACCAGTTAAAATTAGCTAAAGAACCAGTTAATACTACGTCGTGAATAAAGAACTCAACACCAAAAGATTCAACAAAATCGTTAGCAATCTCAATCAAACGTTTTCTAACGACTTCTTTCATTTTGAAACCATCCTTAGATTCATCAAAAATTTCATTTGACAAAATATCTTTAGTTTCAAAAGATTTTACAATTCTTTCGTCATCTTTAGTGTACTCGACTAGTTCTTCAAATAAACTCATTTTACTTTGGTAAATTTGTGTGTTTTGGATATCTCCTGATTAAAATACTTCCCCTGGGATTCGGCCATTCTAAATTTAGTGAACTTAGCCCAAGGAATCTTTTCGTATTCATAAATAGATCCATTATTAAAAGTTACCGATAATTTCTCCTCTTCGGTGAAATATGTTGCACTCTGTAAATTTGATGATTTAATTATAACTTCAATCAAGTTACCATTAATTGATTCTGATATAATACCCATAGTTTTATGTTTTTATAAGAATATACTAAATAAATATCAAATAAAAAACCCCTCGTTTGTGAGGGGTCTATATTTTTCAATAATTTTTGATTATTTCATACATTCCTGTAAATCAGCATCTTGTTGATTTTGTTCAGCATCCATAGCTCTTACCATTGATTTAGTTAATGAATTGAAAACTTCTTCACCAAATCTCTCCTGAATGTTATTCTCTTGACGTAAATCTTTGAATTTACCTGCAACTAAGAAACCTAAAACATTACCTAACAATACTCTTCTGAATGATTTAGCAGCGGCTTCACCTTTTTCCATACCACCTTTTACAGATTTGATGTATGAATTGATATCAACAACGGTTTTCATATCGTTATTTGAATCTATGTTAATTTGTTTTTCACTTTTTGGTTTGTCACTAGACTCATATGAACTTAAGTATTTCTTAATTGCCATATGTCTAACGGTTCCGTCTTTTTTAACAAACGCAACACTCACAATTTTATTAGATTCGATTGCCGCTCTTAAATCAGATAAATCTTCCGATGTTTGGAAATCTTGATGTGATAACGCCATTTCATTTGCGTCTATCATTTCTTGTATCATTTTAGTTAATTCAGATTCGGTCAATCTTAATATTCTTCCCATAATATTCTATATTTCTATATAAATATTGGTAAATAATAAAAAACCCCCATAATTGGGGGTCTTTATTAATTAAGAGATATAATTCTTTCTAACGGCTTCTTTTTATCAATCGGTAACGTTAGTTCTAAAATTCCATTTTCAACCTTACCCTCAACATCTTTTTCTTTAACGTCATCAGGTAATGAGTAAGATTTGGTGAAACTATTCACAAAGTGGGACGTTTCACTCTTTTCTTCTTTTGAATAAGAAATTTTAATTATACCATCTTTAATGGTGATTTTTAAATCTTCCTTGGTTAAACCAGGAACACCCATAAGAACCTTATACTCCATTTCGTTTTTAGTAACGTTTATTTGTGGAGAGGTTCCTACTCTCGATTGTTCAAACACATTATCCAATGTGTTGAAGAACGGGTCTTTAAATAATGTTATCATAATAATATTGTTTTTGTACTTTTGTACAATTTATTTGCCAAATGTCTAAAAGTGACATTTAGACATTTGTTAGACATTTTTTTAGACATTTTGTCTTAATTTTGTTTTTAGAATAATTTATGTTACATTTGTACAAAATAAAACTTATTAATATGGCTGTAGATTTTTTTGAAGAAGGACCACAAACTAACCCAAGGAAAGTTCGTAAAGGTTCAGAAACACCAATTTTAGATAATTTCTCAAGGGACCTAACTAAGATTGCCGAAGAAGGTAAAATTGACCCAGTAATTGGTCGAGATAAAGAAGTGAAAAGAATTGCTCAGATTCTGTCCCGTAAGAAAAAAAATAATGCAGTTATCGTGGGAGACGCTGGTGTGGGTAAAACCGCATTAGTTGAAAAATTAGCTTTAATGATTTATAAGGGAGAATGTCCTACCAATCTTTTAGATAAGAGAGTTGTTTCCCTTGATTTAACTTCACTCGTTGCAGGTACAAAATACCGTGGACAGTTTGAAGAAAGAATTAAAGCAATCTTAAATGAATTACAACAGGTAACGAATGTTATTGTTTTCATTGATGAATTACATACAATGGTTGGTGCGGGTAATGCTAGTGGAGCGATGGATGCTGCTAACATTTTAAAACCAGCACTTGCAAGAGGTGAGATTCAATGTATTGGAGCAACTACCTTTGATGAATATAAGAAACATTTAGAAAAAGATTCCGCACTTGTAAGAAGATTCCAAAAAATAATTTTAAGAGAACCAACTCAATCTGAGACAATTGAAATTATAAAAAATCTTAAATCGTCTTATGAAACATTTCATAAAGTACAATATGAGGATAATGTTATAGAAACAATTGTTAAGCTTTCAAATCGTTATATTACTGATAGACAATTTCCAGATAAGGCAATTGATGTATTAGATGAATTAGGTTCGGAAAAAAGAGTGAGTAGTAGAGTTCCAGAATCTATTGAGAAATTGAAAAAGAGTGTTGAAGAAATTAAAGAAAAGAAGATTCAAGTTGTAAAATCTCAAAACTACGAACAAGCAGCAAAATTAAGAGACGAGGAAAGAAAGTTAATCGTCAAACTTGAAGATGAGAAACAAAAATGGGCGGATAGTTTAAAAGAAAATAAAACCCCAATCACTATCGACGATGTATACGATATTATATCTGAAATGACGGGAGTCCCAATAACTAAATTAGATTCCAAAGAAACCGAAAAACTTTTAAAAATGGAATCTTTATTATCTGCAAAGGTAATTGGTCAAGACGATGCGATTGCAACCATTTCTAAATCTATTAGAAGAAATAGAGTTGGTATTAAGGACGCAAACAAACCAATCGGTTCATTTATTTTTATTGGTTCCACTGGTGTTGGTAAAACATTTCTAGCTAAATCGATTGCAGATTTATTATTTGGTGATCCAGATAAAATCATCCGTGTTGATATGAGTGAGTTTATGGAGAAACACAACGTATCTAAATTGATAGGTTCTCCTCCAGGTTATGTTGGTTACGACGAAGGAGGTCAGTTGACTGAGAAAGTTAAAAATAACCCCTTCTCTGTAATTTTATTTGATGAAATTGAGAAAGCACATAAAGACGTATTCAATATCTTACTTCAAATTTTAGATGAAGGTCATTTAACTGACTCATTTGGTCGTAAAGTAAATTTTACAAATACGATTATTATTATGACTTCTAATGTTGGAGCAAAACGTGTGTCTGATTTTGGCGGTGGAGTCGGTTTTAACACTGGGTCAAGTGCACAACAAAAATCTGATGTTAAAAGATCAATCATTCAAAAAGCTTTGAAACAACAGTTCAATCCTGAGTTTTTAAATAGAATTGATGACATTATCTTATTCAATCCCCTTAATGAGGAAACTCTTAAAAAGATTATTCAAATTGAGGTTGGTAAACTAAACAATAGATTAACCGAAAAAAGTTATAAAATTACTTTTGATAAATCGGTGATTGAAAGAATCTACGAATTAAACACTCAAGAGGAATATGGTGCAAGACCTTTAAAACGTATTATTCAAAATCTATGTGAAGATTTCCTAAGTGAAGAAATATTACGAGGAAATATTAAAGAAAATGAGAATATTACTTTAAAGTATAAGTCTGAAAAACTAACGATTGTAAAAAAATTATTGTAAATAGTTGACTTTTTACATAAAGTATATATATTTATATTCTTGGAGGTTCTCTTTGTCGATTACCTTTTCGTTTTTTTTCATAAGTAAGTGGGGTTGAACCCACCGAAAGACCTTAAACCCCGACATATCGTTGGGGTTTTTTTATTGTTAAATTTGGTATAATCATTATTTCTTCGTATATTTACACTTATGAAGAAATATATATTCGTTTTCGCACTTTTTGCTATTGTAGCATTAACTGCGTGTGGTAATGGGTCAACCACAACTGAACAAACAGACTCAACATCGGTTAATGTTGATTCATCTGCAGTAAGTACAACTGACTCTACTGTGGTGGCAACTCCTACTGACTCTTCTAAAACAGAAGAGGTTAAGTAACCAAATATGGGTTGGGAGAGATTTTTCCCAACCCATTTCTATTTATTAAAAAAGTATTGATATGGAGGATAAAGAATACACGGGAGACTTAATATTATTAAGAGGGTTACCAGGAAGTGGTAAAACGTCATTAGGTGATATAATTTTACACTGCCCAGGGTCTAATTCCCCAGACGTATTATCGGCGGATAATTTCTTTATGGACGATAAAGGAAATTATAATTTTGATGCAACTAAAATAAAACAAGCACACAATGATTGTCAACAAAAATGTGCGGAAAGAATGAAGTTAGAAATCTCAAGGATTGTTGTTGCAAATACTTTCACCGAAAAATGGGAAATGGATTCCTATTATGAAATGGCGGAAAGATACAAATATAGAGTACACAGCGTTATTGTTGAAAATAGACACGGAAGTGTAAACATCCATAATGTTCCAGATGAAAAATTGGAACAAATGAAAAATAGATTCGAAATTAAACTCTAAGATGAGTCAATTTATTGTTTCATTCCTTAATGTTGTCGACCCAAACCAAAAAAGAAACGAACCTTTAATAAAGCGTTGTGTTAGAAAAATTAGAAAAATATTACGAAGATGGTTTGTTAATAAAACAAACCCACCCAACTAAAGATTTAACAATTTGGAATTATTCCCAAAAAGTTCAATATGAGAAGTTATGGGATGATATAACGATGCAATGTCGTGGATTAGTAACTAACTCAAAAGGTAGAATAGTTGCTAGACCATTTAGAAAATTTTTTAATTTAGAGGAAATGGACTCCCTACCTAGTGGAGATTTTAAAGTTTACGAAAAACTAGACGGATCTTTAGGAATTCTTTTTCATTATGAAGAAGAACTAACAGATGAAAGAAGATATAACATATGGTTTAATAACAATTATGAAACAGGTATGGAAAGGTTCTTTGACCCAAACAACATACCAGATTATGATAACCCATATTATCAACCAACACCAAAAACAAAAGACGAGTGGGTTTTTGCATCTAGAGGATCGTTTACATCCGAACAGGCAATTAAAGGTTCTGAAATTTTAAAAAAACATAATTTAGATTCTTTACATCCTGGGTACACATATCTTTTTGAAATAATTTATCCCGAAAATAGGATTGTCGTTAACTACGGTTCAGAAGAAAAACTAATCTTACTTGGTATTGTTCATACTATGGTTGATGATTTTGAAATGCCGTTAGAACATTGTGATGGTTTAATTGGTGGATGTAATTTTGAACTTGTTAAGTCATATAATTTAGGTGACGATATTGAATCATTAAAAAATACAATATCAAATGATAATGAAGGTTATGTTTTAAAATTTAATGATAGACCAATTTCACGGATAAAAATTAAAGGTGAAGAATACGTTAGATTACATAGAATTATTACAAACATATCAAATAGGGATATTTGGGAGTATTTGAAAGATAATAAACCATTTGATGAGTTATTAGAAAAAGTTCCTGATGAATTTAATAATTGGGTTAAAGAAACTGTTAAAGACTTAACTATTAGGTTTGATAACATTAATAAAGACTACACCGAAATTTATGAAAATTTAAAATCACGAAATTTAGATAGAAAAGAGTTTGCAATTAGGGCAAAACAATATAGACACTCTAACATTTTATTTAATATGTTAGACGGAAAGGAACATAAACAAAGTATTTGGAAAATATTATACCCAACTTACTCAAAACCATTTAAAAATGAATAATAAAATTAACATATATCTAGACGACGTTAGGACCCCATTAGAAGATGGTTGGGTGATTGCCAGAGATTACTATCAGTTTGTATCTTTAATTGAAACACACGGTTTAAATAACATCGGGAAGATATCTTTAGATCACGATTTAGGTGAGAGTGCAATGATTGAGTATTACAATAACGTAAAAGATAATTACAAACTTAACTATGAAAATATAGAAGAGAAGACAGGATATGATTGTTGTAAATTTTTGGTTAACCTTAGTATGGACACCAATATTCCACTACCATCAATTTATGTTCATTCGGCAAACCCAATTGGTAGTCACAATATGATGGGATACATCAACAATTATTTGAAAAATTGTAAATTAACCGAAAGTTGTGGTAGAAACGAAATACCTCATAAAATTGAAGAGATTTTTATGTTAAGTCCAGAAGCAAGAGAGGCCAAATGGAAAAGAATTAAAAATAACTAAAAATTATTTTTGCCGTTAATTATTTTTACTTAATTTTACCCAATAAACTTACTAAACCAATCCATATGCAAACTAAATTAAGAAAAAGTCCAAACATATTCAAAGAATTATCATTTGATGGGAGGTACAACGATTTTACAGATTTCTACGATGAAAACAAAACCGAAATTTACAAATCAATTATTGAATTGTTTGCCGAATTTAAGGTCACAAGAAAAAAAAGTCTTAATTTACAAATTTCCGCTAAAATTAGGGGTCTTGATTGGGATACTGAATTTACCTTTAAAAAGGATGAAACTATTATACTTACAAGGGATGTAATGCCGTATTTTGAGAATATGGAAGATTATGAAACTTGTTCTGAAATTGTTTCTTTAAAAAAAGACTTGACTTCTTAATTGACATTAGTTATACTTTTATTTATAGATTATCGTAAGATACATTTATTTATTTTGTCCCAAAAATCCCCGGTTTCCACTGGGGATTTTATTTTTTGGTACATATTAAAGCATAACCCTTGACCCAACCAAGAAGTTATGTAGTACCTGTGAACCTGGTGAGGTGTTGAAGTTAGCTTTATAATTAAAACTAAACCCAAAACGTTTAGAAATTTTATAATCAAAACTACTACCAACTAAAAATCCAACACTTCTATTTATCATAGTTGAACCTGCCGATGGTTGATAACTTATGGGTGATGACATAACAAATACTTGAGGGGACAATGTTAATTTTTTACTATATTGAAACGGTTTGGTCCAAAATCCAACTAATGATGTGGAAATGCTAATGTCGTGATTACCTTGTAAATCCTTGGTTAACAATCCAATACCTCCAACGTTAACACCATATGTACCAAACTTAGGATCTGGTTTTATAAATGTGTATGAAGTAAGTGTCATCCAAGTACCTTTCAAATATGCTACAGATGCTCCATATGAGTGAATAGCATTTAATTTACCATTACTAAAGTCCATTTTGGTGTAACTTGATGAAACTACATATTGGTCTAGTGTTGACCATACAATTCCATTAACACCGAATGATTTATCTCCCGCCATAGATGTCCTACTTACACCCATAGATAACATTACACTATATTGACCATCAACTGATTGTGCGGTTGTTAAATCCGACGCTAAAAGCATTGGATTCATATTTTTTCTTTTTTTCTTCTTTTTTCTCTTCCTTTTTCTCCTCTTTAGATTCTTCCTTTTTCTCTTCTTTCTTTTCTTCTTTAGACTCTGATTTAGATTCTTCTTTCTTTTCTTCACTTTTACTTTCCGACTTTGATTCACTTTTTGACTCTGAACTACTTTCAGTTTTAGACTCCGTTTTAGATTCGGATGAACCACTAGATGAACTACTAGATGAACTACTAGATGAACTACTAGACCCTCCGCTTGGAGGTGTACTTGGTGGAGTTGATGCGGAACTAGCAGCGGCTGAACTAGCACTACTACTTGCTGCTGATGATGCTGATGACGATGCTGCTGATGAAGCTGCGGAACTTGCCGCTGCTGATGCCGCCGCACTTGCTGCTGCTGCAGCTGCTGCTGTGGCTGCCTGAGTTACTGTTTGTTGTACAGTTTGAGTAACAACGGGGTTATTAATTGGACAAGTTATTGCTTCGTAAGAAGTTTTAACCGATAACAACCAAACCTGAGCAATTCCAGCATTAACTTCGGCTTGTGTAAATGTTTTAATTTGATTATAAAAACTTATGACAGCCTGACCATTTACATATGTAGTGGTTGCGACTTTCATTTCTCCAGTGCATTTATCTATAAAAGTTTGAGTAACAACAGACTGACCATTTACGTTTTGAAATGATAGTAGAAATAAAAAGAATAAAAATAGGATATAACATTTTTTCATTTTTTTTCTTTTAGGCAAATTCTGCCTAATTCTTCTTTTCTTAGTGCGAATGTTTGCGAAATAGTACCATTATTAGATAATAGATGTATAATATGTAATCCTAATTTCTCACCACCAACTTCAATTTCCTGACCTTGTATAAAACCTATTTCCATTAATCTTAGTCTAATACAAGGATTACAATTTTCACAATTTATTGATTGTGGTACATCTATAACTTCTTGTGACATTATTTTAAGAATATTTGTTTTTTAATCATTCTATCTAATATTCTAGCACACGCAATGTCTAACGCCTTTTTAGTTGCAATTGAAATGGTTGACTGATTAAATTTAACTGGATCAACAGTCGCGTCCGATAATAAAGTTAACTCTCTTGTTGTTTTAGCTTCACCCAATCCAGACGCACCAAACACTACACCTGTCTCCGCATTTGTAAATCTAACCTGTAAACCAATTCGAGTAACCATTAAATTTTTGACACCGTTTTGAATGTTAATTGTTTCATCTTCAGATACCGAATAGTCATAACATTCGATTGTTACAAAATATTCCGCCAAGTTAATTTTACCACGTCCATCTAATTTATTTTCAGATATACCCGCGGCAGATGCTTGGAATTGTTTTACCATTCTGTTCTTAATTTCCGTCTTATCTTCTGTAAATTTAAAACGATTAAGATTCTCAAGGTATTCCATAGAAATATTTGCAACACCCAAACCAACTCTTTTTTCTTTAAGTTCTGGATACATCTCATACATTTCATCTGAAATACCCGCTTTTAATATTTGAATAGGTATTTGTGGTCCCTCATAATCTAAAAATTTAGATATATCAATTGCAGTTTCAAATGATGCTTTATATTGTTCTGTTTGTGTTTTACCAATAGTTTGCGCGGTTACACTTAAACTAAAAAATAGACCTAATAATATTAGTAAAATTTTCATATGTTTTTTTATTTTATATAAATTTTATTACGATCCAAATGCTTTAGTAAATCCTGCTGGACAAGTTTTTGTACATATCAAATCTGCAATAACTGGTGCAAATGCTGCTCCAATTGCAATACCAACTCCAGCTGGTGTTGCCCATAACTCTGCAGAATCTAAACTTTTACCTAAACAATTTGAAATTATATTTTTTAATAGTGTATGATCAATACTCTCACTAACATATGGTATTGCTAAAAATCCTTCTGTTATAATTTCTGTCATTGCCATTACTACCACCACTTTAGCCGCTTTATCTGCAACATAAAGAACAGGTGTTGCCATAAGTGATAGAGTGGTTGATGTCGCTGCGCCCGCTGGTTGTTCTGGTGCAAATGCCGCAACACAACCCAAACCAATTGCCGCGGTTACTGCTATATTACAAGCATTTTTATCTGCCCATTGGTACGCATCGTATACACCCTCTTTTACTTCTTCAAAAGCTTCTTCTAATAGTGGCACAACTTCTTCATCCCACTCTTTACCAACCACATCTTCAAGTCTATGATTTATTTCAGGATGGTCGTGTATGTACCTTATTGCTTTATCCGTAAGTCCCCACGTTTCACACGTTGAACAAGGACCGTCTCCACCAAATCCATAAAAGACCGTCTCCACCAAATCCATAAAATCTTACATAGTTTTCACCACAATCTGAGCGATGATATACTATTCCGTCTCCGTTTCTGTCTGCCATAATATTTGTTTTTTTTTTGTTTTATTTTATTTTATTTTATAATAAATATTAAAAAAGGGGAGTTTAACTCCCCCTTTTTTAATTAACCTTCGTTTTCTACTTCTTCTTGTTTGTTGTGTTTGTTATTTATGTACTTATCAACCGATGCAATACCAAAGGCTCCAAGTGTTATAACTAAGAAACCATTGAATATAAATTCGTTAATTACTAATGGTTTTCCAAAATAACCTGTTATTAGGTCAACAGCTAAAGCTATAACCATACAGAT